CACCAGCGCGTTCGCCGGCCTGGTTGTGCCGCAGTACCTGACCGACTTCTACGCCCCAGCGGCGGCGGCCGGTCGGCCGTTCGCCGACGCGATCCGCCACCACCCGCTGGCGGAAAAGGGCATGACGGTGGAGATCTCCCGGATCACCACCGCGACGAGCACCGACATCCAGGCGTCGCAGAACAGCGCAGTGTCCGAGACGAACATCGACGACACCGTGCTGTCGATCTCGGTGCAGACCAACGCCGGTCAGCAGACCATGTCCCGGCAGTCGATCGAGCGCGGCACCGGCGTGGAGGCGGTCGTCATCGACGACCTGTTCCGCCGCTACGCCACCAAGCTCGACAGCACGCTGATCACCCAGGCCACCAACGGCCTGAGTGCGGTGGCGACCTCGGTTGCCTACACCGACGCGTCGCCGACGGCGGCCGAGATCTACCCGAAGCTTATCGAGGGTCTGGCCGGCGTCGAGGCGGCGCTGCTGGACCAGGCGTCGGGCGACAACCTGGCCGTCATGCACTCGCGGCGCTGGTACTGGTTGCAGAACGCCATGGGCACCTCGTACCCGATGATCACCCAGCCGGGTGTCATCGCGCAGACCCTCGGCGCGAACTACGCCACGGCCTACGGCCGGGGGGTGCGCGGCATCCTGCCCAACGGCACGCCCGTGATCGTGGACAACAACATCGCCACGAACCTCGGCGCTGGCACCAACGAGGACGAGATCTACCTCGTGGACCGGCAGGAGTGCCACCTGTGGGAGGACCCGGACGCGCCGCTGTTCATCCGGGCCGAGCAGCCGGCCGCGGCGAGCCTCGGCGTGCTGCTGGTCGTGTACGGCTACTTCGCCTACACCCACGCCCGCCAGTCGCACGCCCGCAAGGTCGCGGGCACCGGTCTGGTCACCCCGACCTTCACCGGCGTCTGACCCGCCACCGGGGCCCGGCACTGTGCGGGCCCCGGTCTCACCCGAGGGAGAACCCGTGCCACCGAAGAGCCAGAAGCCCGCGGCCGCCGACGTCCAGGCCGAGCAGCCGGTCAGGGGCGAGCAGCCCGTCCCTGTCGCCAGCGAGGACGTGCAGCGTGCGGGGCAGAAGCGCCAGGATGCATTGAAAGGCCGCAACCACACCCGCGAGTACATCGATGCGCTACTTGAGGAGCGCCGCGGCTACGTCGTGCGCGGCCTCGACGACCGCATCGCCCAGGTCGACGACCAGATCCGACTGCGCGGCGGCACCCCGCCGAATGACTGATCGGGGGTCGGCATGACGCTGGTGGCCACGCTCCAGGAGTTCAAGGACTGGATCAAATACGGCAGCGGCACCACCGACGACGACGAGCTGACCTTGGCGCTCACCGCGGCCAGCTCGTGGGTGGAGTGGCGGCAGAGCGGGCCCCTTTCGGTGACCCCGTTCACCGAGCGGCTGCACTCCAGCGGCGAGTTCCTGCAGCCGCGCAAGCAGCCGCTAGTGGCGGTCACCTCCGTAACACCGCAGGACGGGGCCGCGCTGGCCGCGTCGTCGTACATCGTCGACACCACGAACGGGTTCATCCAGTTCCGCTATGGCGGCTGGGCGTCCGGCTGGTACACGGTGGCCTACACCGCCGGCCTGGCCGTGATCCCCGAGCGGGTGAAGCTGGCGGGCATGGAGACGTCCCGTCATCTGTGGCTGGTGCGCAACGGCTCGGCGGCGCGCGGCTACCCCGGCGACGACCTCGTGCAGACCCCGCTCGGTTTCGCGGTCCCGGCCCGCGCTGAGGAGCTGATGGCCGCCAACCCTGATGGCACACCGGGAGGGTTCGCGTGACCGACACCCGCGTGGCCGACATCCTCGACGCGCTCTACAACCTGTGGGCCGCCGACGCGACGCTGGCGGCTGCGGTCACCGCCGGGACGCTGAAGATCTTCGACGGCCCGCCGACGATCGACTTCTCGGCCCGCGACATGCTCTGCATCGGCGGGCTACCCGTCGACGACGACGATTCTGAGACTTCGGTCAACCTCGACTGGGGCAGCCTTGGCCGCTCGGGGCAGTACGCCGATGTCGACGAGAGCATCGCGGTGCCCTGCGGCATCGTGAGCCAGCTCGGCGACTCTACGGCGGCAGGCATGAGGGCGTGCCGACGCAATGCGATCAACGTGTACGCGGCCGCCGCCAGCGCGCTGCGGGCGTCCACGCTCGGCATCGACGTCGTGATGTGGTGCCTGGCCGGCGTCACCGGCATCCGCCAAGCGCAGACCCAGAACGGCGCCGAGTGCCTCATCGCCTTCACCGCACTAGTGCGCACCCGAATCTAGGAGATCCCGTGCCTGACATCCTCAGGCTGCGCTACGTCGGCGCGGCCCCTGTTTCCGTGCCCGCGCTCGGCCGCGTGGTTGATCCGGACTGCATCGTCGAGGTGGTCGGCCGGATCGTCGAGGGCGGCGCGTCCGACTGCTTCCTCGCCGAGACCGGCAACCCGCCCGAGGTGCGCGCCTGGCCCACATCGCTGTGGCGCGACGAGACCCCCACCAAGAAGTCGAAGGAGTAACCCATGGCAACCGGTTCCGGGCTCTGCTCCCAGTTCGGTTTCAAGGCCGAGGCGACGGTCGGCACTGAGGTCACCGTCGACAAGTTCTATAAGCACGTCACGATCGGCGGCGACGGCCTGCAGCTCATCACCGTCACCGATGAAGGCCTGGGCGGCTGTAACCTGGTGCCGACGATTGACCGCACGGTGTCGGTCGCGCAGCAGGTGCAGCGCGAGGTTGAACTGAACGTCGGCACCCGTGGCCTGGGCCAGATCTTCCGCCAGATGCTGGGTACGACCAGCGGCCCGACCCTGGTGGCCGGCTCGTTCTACCGGCAGATCCACACCAACGGCGATCTGGCGGGCCGTTCGCTGACGGTGCAGTTCGGCTTCCCCGAAGCGACCGCCACGGGCACGAACCGCCCGTTCACGGTCAACGGCGCGAAGATCACGCAGTGGGAGTTGTCGCAGGCCCGCAACGAGCTGCTGAAGCTCCGCTTCTCGCTCGACGGCTGGAACGAGGTCACCTCGACCGCGTTGGCGACGGCCGCGTACTCGACGGGCACCGGCGCGACCGCGAACGAGCCGCTGCGGTTCAACTGCTTCTCCGCCAAGCTCGGCGGAACTCCGTCGATCGCCTCCGGCCTGGTGTCGGTGGCGGGCGGTACCGAGATCTCCGGCTGCCGTGGCGCGTCCGTCAAGGGCGTGCAGCCGCTGCGGGTGGACGGGTTCTTCAGCGGCGGCAACGGCACGAAGTCGGAGCAGCTGCTGGCCGGTAACGGCTTCCAGCAGTTCACCGCCGATCTGGACGTCGAGTTCCAGTCGCGGACGCAGATCTACGACGTGTACGCCGCGCACACCTCGACGACCCTGGAGTTGTCCTGGACGGGCAAGATCGACGCAGGTGCGTCGCAGTTCGGCAGGGTCAGTGTGATCTTCCCGCAATGCAAGATCGCGCCGAGCGCCATCAACGTCACCGGCCCGGAGGGGCTGGACAACAAGACCAGCATCGTCGCGTACGGCGACCCGGCTGGCGCGCTGCCCGCGATCCAGCTGGTCTACGAGAACCTCGACAGCTCGCTCTGATGCGGGAGGGCTGCGGTGGATATCCAGAGCAACGGCGGCGTGCAGTTCAAAGCTCTGGCCGGGAAGTTCCGGGCCGCGGGCAAAGACGGCGCGGCGATCCGCAAGGCGCTGACCAAGAAGATCCAGACCGAACTGAAGAAGATCGTTGACGAGCAGCGGCATGCCGCTGCCGCGATGAAGGTCAAAGGCGTAGCGGGCCGCGGCTCGGCGCGGCGCGAGGCATTCCACGGTGTCAAGCGCAAGCGTCCGTTGCGTGCCGGCTACGGGCTGCGTGCCACGACGGCCCGGTCCATCAAGTCGAAGGTGAGCTACACCGGCTTCAAGATGGGCGCCCGGATCACCGTGGATACCAAGGCCCTGCCGCAGTCGCAGCGCAAACTGCCGCGCTACCTCAACCGCACCAAGGGCTGGCGGCACCCGGTGTGGGGCAACCGCGAGCGATGGGTCGCGCAGTACGGCGAGCCCTATTTCGACAAGCCGATCGAGCGCCATCTGCCCGATGTGCGTAAGGCCGTCAACACGGCCGTGACCGAAGTGATGAGGACCCTGCAGTGAGTTGGATCGTGAACTGGGATGGCGTCGATTACGACGTGGACCCGACCGAGTTCTCCGGCGGCGAACTCAAGCTCATCAAGGAGCGCACCGGCCTGACTTTCAAGAAGCTGACGGAGGCCCTGGGCGAGCTGGACGGCGAGGCGATCTGCGCGCTGTTCTGGATCGCCAAGCGCCGTACCCAGCCGGACCTGAAGTTCGCCGACTTCGACGGGCCGCCGCTGAAGCTGTTCCTGGCCAACCTCGACGGCTTCCACGCCGCGATGGACGAGCTGGGAAAAGCGATGGGGATGCCGGAGACCCCCGAGACGAGTGGTTCGGAATCTTCGCCATCCACACCGGATGGACACGAGCCGAGTACGACCGACTGACACAGCGCGACTGGCTCAACGTCCAGCGGGCGATCGTGAAGCACGCGGAGGTGAGCGGTGGCGTCCGATCTCAGCTGGAATCTCCACGGCAATGACCAGCTCTCCGGCGTGCTGGAGAAGCTCGACCGGACGTTGAACAACCTCTCACGCCGACTCGATGGGGTCACCAGCGACGCGAAGCAGGCGGGCCGGGCGCTCGACGGGGTCGAGGATGCAGCCAACCACGCGGGGCGTGGCCTGGACGGCATGGCAACCAAGAGCCAGCGCCTGGCAGCTCACCTCTCGACGGTCAAGGCTAGGGCTCGCGAGATGGCGACGGACGTCCGCGGCCACCTCGGCAGCGTCTCGACCTTCGTCGGCAGCCTCGGCAGCCGATTCATGCAACTCGGCCAGCTGGCCGCCGTCGGCTTCGGCATCGCGGCGGCAGCGGCCGGGGCGTGGGCGCTCAAGACCGCCGCCGACAACGAGACGGCTGCGATCAGCTTCGAGGTGCTGTTCGGCAATGTTGAGAAAGCTCAGGCATTCCTCAAGAAGCTGCACGCGTTCGCCGCGGCGACACCGTTCGAGATGCCCGAGCTGCGCGAGTCAGCGTCTCGACTGCTCGCCGTCGGTGTCAGCGCCGACCGCATCATCCCGCTGCTGACCCGCCTCGGCGACGCCACGGCGGCGA